CGACACGCAGCTCGACGACATGCTCGACGTCCTAGAGAAGGCGAAGGGCCGACATGAGATCGTGATCGACAAGGACGACGACCTGGTGATCGAGGACGCTCCGACCGGCGGTCTCCAGTTCGCACAGGGCGTCTTCGAGAAGATCGAGAGCCTCAAGATTGCCGTCTGCATGGGTAGCGTCCGGCCATTCGGAGCGAACGTCGACACGGGCAGCTTCGCGCAGGCGAAGACCGAGGCGGACACCGCCGACGAGCGTACCGAGTTCGATCGCGCCGTGATCGACGAGGCGATCACCTCGGACCTGATCGGCTGCTTCATGCATCACAACCGGCGAGAGCTCGCGGCGGAGGGCCTCTCACGAGCACGGAGGCCGAAGTTCCAGACGACCTCGCAGAAGACGAACGACCCGAGAGCGAACGCCGAGCGAGCACAGATCTTCCTTCAATATGCGCCGATCAAGAAGGAGGAACTGTACGCCGCGGCGGACTTCGAGCAGCCGACCGAAGCGGACGACGTGATTCTGCCCGTGGGGCCGGGGCTGGTGGAACCGAGCTATGCCCCGTTCTCCTCAGTCGGGGTTCCCACTCCTTATCCTTCACCTAGTTCGGAGAATTCGCAGGTTCCTGGTCCCGCGGGCGCTTCAATTCCGGAGGCCTCCGACATTCTCAAGAATCCGGCCGGGCTCTCGGGCGTGATCGAGGTCTTCCAGGCACTGAAGGATGGCGCCGTCTCCAGACGCACCGCCGTCGAGCTCGTGGCCCTATCGCTCGGAGTGAGCGCCGAGCGGGCGAACGCTATCGTCGCCGATTCCGGTGCCAACGAGAATCCCCCGACTGATGACAACTCAGCAGCGATATCCGTCCGTCGCCGAGGTCCTGCGCCCGAGCCAGTGGCAGGATAAACCGGCTTTCGTGATCGGTGGCGGGTCCTCACTGCGAGGATTCGATTTCTCGCAGATCAAGGATCCCAGCTGGAGGACGATCGGAGCGAACGCGTCCTACCGGCAGCACCCCGACGTCGTCGTGGCAATGGATACGCGATTCCTCGAGCTCGTGAAGGACCGCAGAGAGTGGAGGGATTGTCCGTCGATCAAGATTGCACCGAAGTCGTGCGCTCGCAAGGGACAGGACCTCGGAAACGCTCTATACCTCATGGACGTCTCGACCGACGGGATCGACGGCTGGTCACATGAATTCGTCGGGGGGCTCAAAGGCACGAACAATACCGGGGCCTTCGCGCTCCAGGTCGCCGACGTCCTCGGGGCTGATCCGATCTTCCTCCTCGGATTCGATCTCTACGGTGACGGCCAGAAGACCGCGAATTACCACGAAGAGTATCCGCCGTCGTGGGGGACGAACGCTTGCGTATACGACCAATACAGCGAGGCGTTTCTTCCGGCATTGCAGTATGCCAGAGGGCGGGTCGTCAACTGCAACCCCGACAGCAACCTGTATTACTTCCCGCGGTGCGAGGTCGCCGAGGCGCTCGAGATCGCCCGGGGCGAGAAGTCCTACCGGGACGTCTTCCCATGCTCGCGGCAGATCGGCACGACGGCGGGGATCTTCACGATCGACGCGAAGACGGGGACGAATGCCTCGCAGCCGATCGAGGAGACGCGACCGCCTAACGTGATACTCGGCGAGCTCGCCGAGTCGCGATCGAATCTCAACGAGCACCTCATGACGCTGCGCGACCTCGGCAAGCAGGTCGACTCGGTTCTCGAGTTCGGCACCGGGAGTTCGGCTCGCTCGACGGTCGCCTGGCTTGCCGCTCGGGTCGGCTATCTCCAGACCTGGGATATCAAGTCGACGGGATCACGCACGCAGAGCGGCCTCGAGGCCATGGCACGCATGAGCCATTCCCGGCTGGAGATCCGCAAGGGCGACACGGCCGACGTCCACTCCGGGCAGGACTTCGATCTGCTTTTCGTCGACAGCCGCCACAGTGGACGGCATCTGTCAACGGAGCTGGCGAACAATCACGATCGGATCCGGCGATATATCGTCATACATAGCATCGTGACATTCGGCTGGAACGCCGAGGGTCAGGTCCCCGGAACCACCGACGCAAGGAACCGCAATCTCACGGCCGCTGAGGACGGACTTCTGCCGGCGATCTTCGGCTTCCTCTCCGAGCACCACGAGTGGAAGGTCAAGCAGTGCTACGCGAACAACAACGGCCTGATGGTCCTCGAGCGGGTGGTCCATGGAATTTGACGTCACCGCGCTGACCTGCACCGGCTTCCGGCCTGAGACCTTCGCGCTTTGTGTGCGGTGGATGCAGCGACAGGACCTGAAGAATCTCCGCGTCCAGTGGATAATCATCGACGACGAGAAGATCCAGAGCGGAGCGGAGATCGGTCGCCAGGTCCCTTTCTCTTCGGTCCTCACTGTCCCCGGCTACGATGGATCGTGTCAATGTACCATGCCGGTCAACGTCCACGACGCGATCGGCTATTGCGAGGGAGACGTCGTCGTTTTCGTCGAGGACGACGACTGGTATTCCCCGGAATACCTATGGACTATGCACCGGGCAGTGATCGATCGTGAGGCCGCGATCGCCGGGATCTCCGGCTGTCGCTATTACCACGTCGGCAATCCCTCGGCGGTGAATCCGCGATATCGTTCTCCGAGCTACTGGGGACGATATCTCACGGATCACTCTTCCCTCTGCCGTACAGCGATTAGTCGGCGCAAGAATGCGGGCCGTCTGAGCGAGATCGCGTGGGCCTGCCACAACGTGCCGGCCGGATCGCGAGTCGACGTCTCGGTCGACTTGCGGATCTGGGGATCGACACCGGCGGACGAGGGGCGCGTCTTGCTTGACGACCCGGGGCTCTGCATATCGATGAAGGGCCTGCCCGGTCGACGTCGCTCGAGGTCCCTGCACGATAAGCCGTTCAAGAATCCGGACCCGGACTGGGAGATCCTCCACGACTGGATCGGGGATGACGCGAAGTTATACAGGGAGATAATGAGAGCATGAGCGCACCTCGAATAGTTGTAGCCGCAAGTCCTCATGAGCGGATCGCAGCGGTCGTCTGTGAGTACACGATCAAAAAGCACTGCCCAGAGGCGGAGGTCACGCACACCTTCGACCGTGAGGACCGGCCGACCCGTGGCGTCTGGGAGGAGGGCGGAAAGGACGGCACTCGATTCACCTGGGTCCGTTTCTGGGTCCCCGAGCTCATGGGATACGAGGGACGGGCGATCTACCTCGACGCCGATATGATCCTTTTCTCGAACATTTGCGAGCTATACGACATGCCGATGGACGGGAAGTCGGTGTTGCGCACTCGTGATCCCTCGGTCCTGCTGATCGATTGCGAGAGATGCCGATGGGACGTGCGAGCCCTAATCGAGAAGGCCGACGCGATCGGCGGGTCCTGCTGGAATATGGACGCACGCTATCAGGTCGTCCAAGGTGATCACGTCGGCACGATCCCGGAGCATTGGAATCACCGCGACGTCTACGACGAGGGAGAGACGAAGCTCCTGCACTTCACGAACATGAGCACACAGCCGTGGCCGAATCACCGCCACGACACCATCCCCGATCACCCACTCGGAGATCTCTGGTTCCAGGCGCTCGCAGAGACGGTACAATCCGGGCTCTTGAGCGCGGAGGAGATCCCCGAATGCCTGCGGGAGAGGATAAATGCCCCGGCTCAAGACTCAGCCTGAAGAAATATCCCAGCTCGCCGACGACTCGACGATCGAGTTCCAGCGGATCGCCGACCGCATGGCCTCGGCTGTTTTCCTCGGTGACTCCGGCCGCATGGCCTCGGCCACTGCCGCGCTGACGACGCTGCTCGGCAATACCCTGACGCTCGCAGATCTCTACGGTCGGCGCCGGGTGATCGAGCAGTCGAAGTCCCTCGCCGAGGGCCGGGGCCTCGACCCGGACGATCCCTTCGGAGCTCCGATCATGTTTCGCGAACCGGACGCGACGATCTCGACGGTCACGAATCAGACTCGATTCGACGAGGCCGTCGATGACCTGGTCGCACGGACGCCAGAGCTCGCCGAGCCGGTGGACGGCGAGCCGCGCTACATGGCGATCCAGAGGATGTACAAGGAGAGACACGGATTCGGCCTCGCGAAGAGCTTCGAGATCCAGCTCACCGAGCGGGTCCAGAATATCCTCAAGCGATCACTCGACGTCGGCACTCCGGTCAAGACGGCCGTCGAGGCGATCCAGGCCGCCGGGCCTTTCACCGAGTCGTACGCCGACATGGTCTACCGGACGAACCTCTCGACGACCTACACCGCCGGCACCTTCGAGCAGCTCAAGGATCCCCGGGTCCAACTCGTCTTCGGGGCGCTCGAGTTTCACTCGATCATGGACAGCGACACGCGCCCGAATCACGCGAAGGCTCACGGCCTGATCGCGCCGATCACCTCGAAGGTCTGGGATTCTCTGTCGCCGCCGCTCTTCTACAACTGCCGATGCTCGGTCTTCCCGGTCGACCGCTGGACGCTCCAGGATCAAGGTCTGCTCCTGGCCAACGGGCAGATCCGCGTGAAGCTCCCGGGCGGGGCGAAGATCGATCGCGATATCAGCGGGGTCCCCGGGGCCGGTCCGGACCAGCGTGGATCGGGCTTCGGCCAGCGTCCGAACGTCAGAATGTACGGCTGACGCGGGGATCTTCGATCGATACGGCGCAGGACTGAGCCCGGGGAAACTTCAGATTCCCGGCCTCCAGAGCCTCGTCGCACTGCCGGCGCAGGATCGAGAGGTCGAAGATGTGCATCGGGGCCTCGCTCGCCTCGAGCGTCACACGGTCACCGACCAGCAGGGCTCCCTGGATTCGGGGCTGCTCACCGCGCAGGACCAGGAAGACCGACTCCGGCGGGAACGTCGTGCAGAGCCGTTGTACGGCTGTGTAGGCAACGCGGTCGGTACCGTCCAGCGGCATGCCATGTACCGCCTGGCAATGTGCCAGGACGATAAAGACGGCGAGTTCCTCGCTCATGAATCCGAGGTCTGCGCGGATCTCCCCGCGCTTCAGGTCGTGCGTAAATTTCTCGCGCTGGTACCGGCGCACGAGTTCATCGGGGACGCCGAGCTGGCGGGCGAACTCCTTTTCACCCAGACGCAGACGGCGAATCGGCAGGGGAGCGGGGTCGGGATCGAATAGGTGGGCGCTCATAAATGTCGACTGTCGTCGCATGTATTGTAATTTCCATACAGCCCACGACAGTCGAGGACATGCACGCGCTCGAGGAATATCCTCAGACGGCGAATATCCCCGGCGGGGACTTCACCGCGATCCAGGGCGACGACGGACGGTGGACGATCAAGGCCGTTCCGATCCTGGCTGAAATGGAGGCCGGAGAACGCCGCAATCGCCACCGGATTGACGCGGAGTGGATGCGCCAGGCAATCCACCGCCACCGTCTGCGAGAGGCTGACGGACACCTGCCGGCGGTTCACGAGGAGCATCACGAGAACGGCGAGAAGCGCCACCGGGTCGGCTTCTTCCGTCCGACGCACGTCGGGCAGGTCCGGGTCCTCGGGCGTCAACGGGACGCGCTCTTCGCCGACCTGGTCGGTGTCAGCGCCGAGGACCTCGAGGACATGAAGGACCTTCGGCTGCCGTATCGGTCAGTCGAGGTTCACCCGTCGTGGCAGCCCGAGATCCAATCTCTCGCGCTCATGGAGTCCGAGGCACCTCACCACAAGTTACCTATGCTCCGTCTCGGAGAGGTCCAGGAGAATCCCTACGTCGTCGCTCTGTGCAGCGGGGACGATTCGCTCTTTATCGTGCAACAGATAGGAGGAGGAGGCGACATGCCCTCGCGGAAGAAGAAGGTGGCTGCGAAGAAAGAGTCGCCTCCCGGTCCGGTGAATCTGGCCGACGACGACGATCCCGAGGAAGAGGAGAACGAGGATCTCGGCGGTGCCGATCTGGACACGGAGATCAAGGAATTGCAGGACTCGATCCCCGGCCTGATCGCCGACGCGATTGCCGCGAAGATCGAGGAGATCAAGTCGTCCCTCGGTGGTGACGCCAACGAGCCCGAGGCCGCGCCCGATTCCATGGAGCCGGCGGAACAGTTCAGCGAGGCAGAAGTGGATAAGCTGAAGGATCTCGAGGCGAAGAACGCCGAGGCAGCCGGTCGCCTCGCATCTCTCGAGAAGAAGAACCGGGACCGCGAGACTCAGGACACGATCACCTCGGTCGTCGATTCGCAGTGTGTCAAGCTCCGTGACGAGGGATGGGCGGTCGACGACACCGTCCGATCCGACATGGTGAAGCTCGCCGAGGGCGCCACCGACCCGGCATCGACTGTGGAGACCTTCGTCACCTCGTACCGCAAGAGCACGCCGCAGGACCCGCCGCAGGACCTCGAGCAGCTCGGGCAACGTGGCCTGCTCACCGGCAACGAGTCCTTCGAGAGCCTTCCCGAGGAGGTCGTCGCCTATCGCGAGAAGGGTCCGGACGCCTTCGCTCGCGCCGTTCAATTGCACACCGAGTACGAGGCTCTGGCCTCGAACATGCGCGGATTCGACCGCAGTCGCGAGACGCTCGCGGATCACCTCGAGATCAACTGGAAGGAGTAGGCCATGGCACTCACTGCAAGGGCTGACTGGAAGGAGTCGCCCGGACACCTCGTCGAAATGCAGATCGCCTCTGGTGAGGTGATCTACGACGGCGCACTCGTCGGCACGGCCACAACGGCCTCGGCGACCTCGCAGGGCTCCGTCGTCAACTGGCTCGGGACCAACGAGGACCTCAAGTTTCTCGGCGTCGCTCGCGTCACGCCGACGAGCTCCGGCGACACCGGCGACTCGATCACCGGGACCACGGTTTCGGCTATCGCATCGGTCAACCTCCTGAGCACGATCGGTGTCGACGTCTCCGGGGTCACGCTCCAGGGCGTCACGCTCTCGGCCGGGAACCTGACGACCATGACGCAGATCGGCTCTGTGGTCTTTGCGTCCGACGAGAACAGCTTTACCACCGTCGCGGACGTCGCCGGTGCGGTCGGCTGGATCACGAAGGTGCATTCCGCCTCCGTCGTCGACATCAAACTCTTCACGCCCGGCGAGCACATGGGCAAGCCGAACACGGCTGTCTGGGCCGGAACATAAGGAAAGGAGACAGGCATGCCAGCGCAAATCACCGCCGGCGGGTCTCAGAGAGCCGGTCTCCGCACCGCCGTTCTCGGGACCTACCGCCGACAATACGAAGCTCAGAGGGATATGCTCTCAAAGTGCATGGACCTCGACTTTCCGTCGGACTCTCGATCGGAGTATTACTTCTACTGGGAGTCGTCGCCGCACCTCGGCCGATGGGCCTACGGCGGGGACCTGCCTTTCGAGGGTTTCCGCGGCATCCAGTTCGAGGTGGTTAACCACCGCTGGGCCAAGGGAATCTCCTGGCAGGCGGACGACGAGGCCGACGACCAGACCCGCGACCTGATCAACCAGGCCCGCGGGCTCGGACAGTCTGCCGCGAACCTCGATGAGCGGGTCTTCTTCCAGATCTGCAATGGGAGCACGGATTCCGAACTCCTCCCGACGGTGCCGAATGCACCGGACGGAAGCGCGACATTCCTCGCCGGATCTCGATTTGGATTTACAACGGGCAACTCGAACAGCGTCACGGGAGGAGCTCCGACGACGGCAGCCCTCGCCCGCGTCGCCTATTTCGAGGCGCTCGAGGCCGTCGCGAGTTTCCAGGACACGAAGTCGCAGCCGCTCCATTCGGTCTCCGTGACCGGAGGGACAGTCGTCTGTATCGGGAATCCGGCAGATGCAGATGCAGTCATGGGCGGATTCAAACGATCCGAACTCGTGCAGGGCACGCAGGCCGGAGTCTCCGACGAGATCCGAGGTGATGGCCGAGTCGTCGAGACCTGGATCAACCAGCAGGCCACGGCCTCACAGCTTCTCTTCTTCTGGGCCGAAGCTCCGGTGAAGGCCGTATTCTCGCAGCTTCGCGAACCGCTCTCCGAGGCTGCGGCGACGGACGCCAACAGCGACCGGGCACGGGAGTCCGACGAGCATTACATCCGATTCAAGATGCGTAAGGGCTTCGGCGCCGCGCTTCCAACGGCTGCCATGGAAATGACGGCCTGATCACTATCCCGGGGCGGGCTTCGTCGGCTCGCCCCGCACCTCTTCCTCCACGAAGGATGCACAGAGTATGAGCGCTGCTGTGACCGACAAGAAAGAATCCCCCGAAGCAACCGAGGCACTCGAGCCGGCACCGAGAAAGAGGGGCCGACCCAAGGGTGCGAAGAACAAGCCGAAGGAACCGGCGGGCACCGCTTCCAGCTACTATTCGCAGCCCTTCCCGGGTCGCGTCAAGTTCCTCCTCGGGATCAAGACGCACGGACCATCGGGAATTCCCTTCGCCCATCATTGCCTCGTCGCCGGGCTGCGTTTCCAGCGACTATCACAGAAGCCGTATGCGCACGACGAGGATGGACAGCTCTGGAGCCGGCTATCGAAGCCGGGGAGTTTCGGACTTGTCAACCAGATCACCTTTTCGCAGGTCGAACGCTTCGCAGAGGGCCTGCGTCACTGGGTATTCCGTCCGCGTTACATCGGCGAGGTCGAGATCGACCCGAAGACCGGCAGGGCAACAAACCGAGCAGCGGCTTTCCGCGTCATCGATCTGCGGGCGTCATCACATCATTACGACCCGAAGCAGAAAGAAGATGTGCCGGGGACGCCGCTCTATCGGCCGACAGCCTATGACATTCCGGCTTCCGAGTGTCTGGTCCTGATGCGGGTCGCCGACGCTCGCCAGGCCGGGCGCTCTGATCGTAAATTACCCACGGTCGCCGAGCAGGACCCGAGCCTCGCCGGGATCCCTCCTGAGTACCAGATCGAGCCACCGATGATGGCGAGCGGCCAGGATGTCGATGATTTTGAGGACTGGTAAATGCCGACTCTCACCGAAGTCGAAGTCATCGTCGCGGACCTCTTCCGCCTCGTCGAGGAGTTCGACCAATATTGCAACACGAATACCGAGAAGTTTACCGACGGCAGCGGATCACACGAGGCGGAGTTCCTCTCCCACCTGAAACCGGCGGACGGAGTACCGTTCGACACTCAGGCGATCATGGTAGAGGCGGTCGAACGCTTCCGCTCAGGGCTCGACACTCAATACGACATCTCCCGCAATCTGATCACGACCGGCCTGCGCACATGGGCGGACTTCGCCTCGATCCCAGAGACCAGCCCGGAGAATATCCTCTCGCGGCTTTACACGTACTTTCAGGACAACTCGTACACCGTCAAGACTCGGGGAATGACGCTGGCAACTCCGGCAGCGGCTGGAAGCAATCCCGCGAACACGGGAATTCTCAACCGACTACAGGTCGACGAGAACAACCACAAGATCGAGAGCGGGCACACCGAGGCGAGAGTCTGTCGATGCATTCGTGATGAGGCGACCGGATCCTCGAAGCACGAGGAGATCTTCGAGATCCGTGGCGCCGAGAGACCGAGAGATCGTCTCGTCGCCGGCGGATCTGGTTTGGTCAAGAACATCAAATCGATCTCGGCTCGGGACTCACTCCAATACATCGATAACCCCTCTTTCGAACGATTCAGCGGATCCGCAGCCACGCCGACAGCGATCACCAGCTGGAATATCGGCAGCACTGCGCAGCTCGCTGCCATGAGCTTCAACTCCACGAAGACATACCGGGATTATCCCGGAGCTCCATCGACGGACTACTCTCTCCAGTTCACGGCAACGGGCAGCGATCAGGGCTTCGAGCTCAACCAGGATCTCAAAGCGCGGAATATTGCTGTTCGTCGCGACGTCCCGATCTACGCGCAACTCGCCTGTATGACGGACTCCTCGGTCTCCGGTGACTCGGGGATCGTGAGTATCCAGCTCGGCGGAGGCTCTTCGCAGACCGTCACGATCTCCACCATGACGATCAATGAGTGGAAGGTTCTTAGAATCGCGACCGGAACGACTGCTGGCGGAGGGCAAAATAACTGGTACGACTCGTTTAAGTCGATTACGACGCTCGACCTCGGGATCGACGTCGACAGTGTCGATGTCGGCCGCAACATTTACATCGACGACGTGGTCGTGGCTCCGTTTACGGAGTTCGATGGGTCCTGGTACGCGATGGTCGGCGGGTCCTCGAAGTTTGCTCTCGATGACGAGTTCACTTGGTCTGATACCGCGACCGAATCGATCATCCAGAAGTGGATCGCTCGATTGTTTCCCGGAAACTACCTCCCGCACACGGGCGGAACGGCAACGTGGCCGGATCCGACATAATCCATGGCAGCGCTATCGACCGAGATCGCCGATCGCTACCCGTCAGCCTATCTGATCAACCTGACGAACGCCGGGGCACCAGCGGCGACGGCGGTCAACGGGACTTTCCAGACGACGGCAATCGCCGACGCCGAGGCAGCCTTCGAGATATATGTCGGAGTCACATTCGACCAGGACGATGCCCGGCACGTCTCGCTCGGCTGCGACGGAGTGATCGCAAAGCTCACGCAGTACGGGGGAAAGAGTCGCGAGGAGGGCCGCGAACTCTGGGACAACTTCGTCATGGGACTGAAGGCTCTGCGCAAGAAGGGCAAGCCGGTCACCACCGCGAGGAACGTCCCGACGGTCGAGGACTCCGCGTCGAAGCCTTACTTCGACACGCAGAAGCTCGCGGACTACGGGCCGGCCGGGGAGCAATGACATGGCCGCGTCGGCAGGAGAGAAAGTCGGGCGCGTCGTCCTGCCTCCTTATCTGAGGGAGCTGCTCGAGAACCCCGATCCGGTGCTGACATCCGTCGGGCTCTTCCTCGACCGGGAAATGCGCCAGGCATTCCCGCGTCGGAGCTTCGGAGGTGTCGCATGGCCGGAGCAGTACGAGGGGCAGGACGAGCCGTGGATCCACTTCGCCGGGGCGCTGAACGACCTGCGACGGTCCTCGACGGTGAAGTCCAGGCGCTTCGCTCCGAAACAGCCGCTTCAGGATTCCGGCCTGATGTTCAACTCGATCAAGTCCCGACCGGTCTCGCGCTTCGAGGTCGAGGCCGGCGTCCTGGCACATATCGACTACGCCGGCAAACATAACGAGCCGGGCGGGGAGTCGAGCATTCCGATCACCCCGGGCATGCGCAAGAACCTCCAGAAGGCCACGCGCAAGGCGACCGGCAAGAAGAAGAAGGCATTGCGCAAGCTCGGCTTTATCTGGGCTACGGATGTTTTCTCGCAGTCTATCGCGTGGCGTCCCTTCGTCGGAATCACTGACCGGGCTCGTCGTTCGATCCCCAAGATCGTAGAGTCGATCTTCGAGGGCAAGCCGGCCGAGCAGACGGGGAGGATCTGATGGCTGTCGGTGCGGCGACTAACGTCTTCCACCTCGACGGGCGGATCTGCTCCGGTCCGACGAATATCGCCGACGGGCAGACCTTCCCTTTCGGAGGGACGAACCTCGGGGAAATTCGCGCCGGGGCCTTCTCGGTCAACCATTCGGCCGAGGAGATCACCGCGGAGGAATTTGGAGGGAGGCGAGTCGACTACGTGCGCACGGGTGATGCCGCCGCGCTCACGGCCATCTTGCGCGAGTTCGACGCCGCCTCCCTCACTTTGATTTTCCCGAATGTATCGACGTCGAGCAAGACCGGTAAACCGATTATCCAGGGCCGCAGCTTCGCGACGACGGCCTCCGGCGACTCTATCGAGCGATCCGGGGACCGGGCGAGCGACAAGGTGCAGAAGATCCTCTTCGCGCCGAACTCACCTGAGCACGTCCCGGCGATCCTGCTCTACGCCGCGCTGCCGCTGCCGGACGCTGCTGCCTCCCTGACGCTTTCGAACACCGCGGAGGCGGGATTTCCCGTCGTCTTCGAGGCCGTCCACGATGCCAACGGACACCTCTACCAGATCGGACTTCTCACGGACCTGAGCCTCGCGCCGTCATGAGCGACGTCACAGACGATCACGAGATCCTGGTGCGCAACGCCGTGCAGTTCTACGAGGCCGGCGGATCGATCACCTACGGGGAATGGCTCGATGTGCCGATCGAGCACCGCCTGGCGCTCGTGGAGGCCCGCGACATTCTCGAGTCACAGACGATCGAGGCGATCGAGGCACGCGCCGACGTTCGCGACTACACCCAGCACACCCATGGTGAGCAGGCCGCCTGCGAGGCCCTCGCGAAGGAGCTCGTCGGGTCATGACGCTGGCGCAGATATGCTTGCAGCTTCGCAGCCTCTTGAAGGCTCGCACCTGGGCGGACGCCGCGGGAGTGACTCTCGGAGCCGGGGAGAAGGTCTTCGGCGAGAACGTGATCGTCTCCGCCGGCAGCGAGACGAGCCAGATCCTCTCGAGCATGAACACGCCATGTTGCGTGATCGTTCCGGGTCCGAGCCAGAGGGACTCGGAGGCCGGCGAGGACCCGCGACTGCGCACCGCCACGGTTCGCGTCAAGGTGATCCAGTCGGTGATGGGCGACGCATACGGCGAGGCGCTCATGGTCGGCGCAAACATCGCCAACGAGGGCGGAAGCTCCGGGCACGGTCTGCTCGAGGTCGAGGAGCAGGTCGAGTATGCCGTCGGCGACCTGTCGCAGACTAACGGCTGCTGGATCTACGTCCTCGGCTCGAGCCAACCGATCCCCGTGCAGTACGAGGGGCAGGGCAGCGTCGCTTACATGGATGTCGACTTCGACGTGAAGGTGACGACGAGTCGCTACTATCCGCCGTGTCCGGTGCTGACGGCAACGGGCGGCAGTGGGCAGGTCGCTCTTACCTGGTCGCTCGCGCCCGACCGGTACGACCGATATCGGGTCGTTCTGCGCCGGGCCTCGGGAGCGACGGCGCCGACGTCGATCAGCAGCGGGGCCGGAGTGACGATCGGTGCCGAGGCCGTGACGGTCACCGACACCAGCCTCTCCGCCGGAGATTATAGCTACGCGCTGTTCCAGGCCTACGACGATCGATCGGCAACCCCAGATAGTGACGACCATGTATCAGAGTCGATCACGCAGACGAGCGTCACCGTGAGCAGCTGATGGCTATACGACTCGACGACGCACGGATCCGGGTCAAGCTCGACATCGACAAGCTCGAGAAGGACCTCGATCGCGTCGACCAGGACCGCGAGAAGAAGCGCAAGGGCAAGGACAAGGAGAAGTCCCGGCGCGGCATGCGGAGAGGCGGAGGCGGAGCCCAGACGAGAGGCCGCGGGCTCGTCTCGACACGATCGGCAATCGCCGGGATAGCCGCTGGCGCCGGAGGGGCGATAGCCATCGCGTCCTTTCTCGAACGGTTCGGCCCGATAATCGTCCGCGAGGTCTCGAAGCTCATCGCCGAGAACTTCGCAAAGGGCGGGATATTAGGAGGGATCGGAGAACTCGCCAAGGGTTTCGGGATCGACCTCGAGAAGCAGATCAAGGAGGACATTGATAAGAAGCTTCTACCTCTCATCGATGACGTCTCGAAGGTAACGGCTGCCGTCGACACCTTCTCTACAACGATTGAGGCGCTGAAGGAGACCGCCGACTTTACCCGCAACGCCGCATTGCTGGGCCGCGCTCCGGGGTTCGAGAAGCTCCTCGGGATCATGGACGAGACGCAGCAGATCCGGTACCAGCAGCGACGTTTTAACCGATTCCTCGGCCGTGAGCGGGTCGAGGCCACAGTCCTCCCGCTCATGAATGCCGGCAAGGAAACGATCTTGCGGGGCTTCTCGAGGCAGTAGACCATGGCCGCAGCGACCAGAGACTTCGCGATCACCTACGGCAGCCTAACGATCGGTCGGGGGTCCTCTCCCGACATGCCGATCACCGGTCAAATCGCGACGACCGAGAACCACGATATATTCTCGGCGACCTTCTCCTTCCTGGTCCTCGGCACCGGGCCGAGCGACTTTGAGGGCAACCTCGCGTCGGCTCGGTCGGCCTTCCGCAAGCCGAACCAGAACCTGACGATCACCGTCGGAGACACCCAGACTCGCGATACCTGGTACACCTTCAACCACGCCAGCGGCACCGGCTTTAATTCCACCAGCGAGATCACCAAGGACGAGGAAGAGGGAAACTCCGGGATCTGCCAGCGTCTCAGCGTATCGATCGAGGTGCAGCTACCGGCCGACCTTCTCGGTACCGCCAACGGTCAGCTCGGCCGGCGCTCGACGACCGTCGTCACCGACAAGGCACCGAGTGGCCGGCGGACGCTGACGATCGACGGCGTCTATACCGCGACGACGACGAACACTACCGGCCTCGCGCAGTACGAGGCGTCGATTGGAGCTTATGCGACGGCGGTGCAGACGGCGCTCGACTCGACCGCAGCATGGGAGCTCGTCGAGGAGTTCACCGACATCGCCGACACGGCTGAATCGTCGGTCAGCCCGGCCACGCACTTCGGCAAGGGTAAGGTTTGCACATTCCGCAGAGTCTTCGAGGAACTTCTCTTCCGCCAGGGCGACTCGGCGACCGCTTCGAGCCCGAACGACGCGGAGATTCTCAAGCAGCGATTCCGCGTGCAGTCGCAGAAGTACAACCGAGAGAACATAGGAGATCTGCGATCACCGGCCGGCACGGACCGAGCTGTGATCAATTATACCTGCGAGATCGACACCAGCCAGACGGGTACGAACCTCGCGACGACCTATGACACGAAGATCCGGCAGTTCATTCTCGACGAGACGATTAACATGACGAGCCTTGTGGCTCCTACGATCTTCCGCGAGGACGTCGAGTACAACGTCGACACGAACGAGATCAGCGCCACATGGGAGATCGGAGGGGCGATCGGCGGACCCGGAGTCGTGGCCGAGGTCGATATTCAGGACTCAGTCCCCGACACTGGTGAGGTCCTGGTCCCCGTGCATGCCGGGGACCAGTACGCATATTTTTCGTTCAAGGGCGCAGCTGTGCGCACTCGATCGATCCGGATCGTGGAACACGTCACGAGGATGGACACCGAGAACCCGCTGCCGCGTGGCTCATACACTCACCCTCCGAATGGTCGGATCAAGTCGACCGCGGTGCAGTGGCTGCCAATGCAGATCCGCCGGCATTTTCAAGACTACAACTCACAGATCCGATATTCGATCTCCACGAAGGTCACGACAGTGGAGATTCAATACTTCTCGGATCCCTCTCACATTGATGGCGAGATCGGCCAAGATGTAAACGCCCTCCCTGGGTTGCCGTGATATGACTGAGATCATTCAAGCGAGCCGGGCGACGTTAGGAGGAGTCCCACTCCTGGCGTCATCACCGATCGCATGGGAACTACGTGCAGGTGTCGCCCCTGTCATTCGCGAGTTCCCGATCCAGGAGTCTCAACGGAATATTTTTGGCTTCGGCAGGCAGAAGGTGGAGCTGCTGATCAAGTCTGCTGGTGAACAGATCTCCGTCAAGGAGCTCTATGTACTCGACGTGCAGCCGGGGCCGCAGCCGGAGATTGTCCACGTCCGCGTCGCCGATCGGCGCTACTGGTGGCCATACTCGCACCTGATCAGGCGCTACAACATGCGCCGCAAGGTCGGTTCCTTCCGGCCGGACTCACCGAATGCAAACCTGATCACACCGGTCCTCCCGCAGGTTGCTTATTGGCCGTGGAGTCTGCGAGACGGCGTCAACAATCCGCCGGGATCGAAGTGGACAGCAAGCGAGATTCTCTCGGATATCCTCGGAGATCTAACGGCCGCTGAGACGGAGGTTGCCGGGGCTCCAGCAAACGTCCTGAACCGTCTCCCGGACTTCACCGACGAGCTGCCGGTAGAGGACCTCGAGATCGACGAGGCCGCAGACCAGGGGCTGAACCGGATCCTGGACTATATCCCGGGGGCAAATGTCTACGTTGCGCTGGACGGAACAATCGTGTTCTTCGACACGACGAACGGCCGAGAGGTGCCTTTCGTCCTTCCCCGGCTCAAGATTCGCGACCGCGGCGAAATCCGATTCGTGGAAAAGCAGGCCGTTCGTCCTCGCGCTGTCAACGTCCTCTTCACCTACGAGAGCGAATTCCGCTTCGACTTTATCGAACGCAGCAAGTCAGGCGCCGGATCCTCGACGTTGCCGGACTTCACCGACGAGGACCGCGAGCGATCCAGGCTGCTCGAGAACGTCCTGGCGATGCCAGACTTCTCGCTCGAGGTTACGTCGAACGCCGGGGCAAATCAGGTCTCCGAGGAGATCCACCAGGGGACCTACATTGAGATCGAAGACGCTTTGGTTGCTTGGGGGGACGCCGATGGCGACAGCAGCTTCCCGCCTGCGGGCGGTCGGGCACTCAAGATCAACGACCTCCTCAAGGGCGCTCTGCCTTTCGTCGACCTGGCTGCCGGTCTGATCCCGCCGAACGTGCCGAACGCCGACCTGCACATGGCCCGAGTGAATGCGCTATTGGAGAACTATCGCCGGACTTTCAGGATCCCCGAGCGGTGGCTGTCGCGATTCTTGTCACTGCGAGCCTACCGCGTCGCGACGATCGACTTCGCCACCGGCACTCGAGCGCCGGCCGTCGCGTATTGCGACTACTGCTACCTGCGGAGCCAGCCGATCATCGTCGACGGGATCGGAGAGGCAGGAGCCTCCGCCGCGCACTACGGGCGCAACGTCGCCGGCTACCCGACCGAGGGCGAGATAGTCAACGAGTCCTTCGACTTTCGCGAGATCGACACCAAGTCGAACATCGTGCCGGCGAGGGTTTCGATCTCCGACCAGGATCAAGGAATACTCCAGATAAATTACCTCACAGGGCCGCTGAAGTACTTCGGTCTGGCGATCCCCGGGCAGATCCGGCTCGACAGCAATCCGAAAGTCGACATCCGTCGCCAGTCCATTGCGCAAGGCGGGGATCCTCTCTTCTTCAATGCGGCACCCTCCGGAGGCAAGCTCCCTGAGCTCGACGAGGAATGGAAGCTGGCTGTCGTCCTCACGGCGATCCCGTCATCTCCGAACAATCGCGGACAGCTTCACGAGATCAAGATCGAGGCTGACGATCCTGACCTTCAGGGAATGCTTCCACAAGCAGCGCAGGCGGGACGATTGCAGGCTGACGGCCCATCGATCGACGTGCGCGTCCCGGCGTCCCTCGAGACAGCCAGAGTGAGATGGAAAGACTCTCACTCCGGGCTGATCATGGAGAAGATCTTCGGCTTCGACGAGGGGATTGCACCGGTGGCGCCGGAGGGCGCATTCATCGAAGATCTGATCGTGAACTCGCAGATCCCCGCAGGCAATCTTCACGAGCTGCGCAACGACCTGCGGGCCATCGCACTCGCAGAGGCTGCGAGGATCTATACCGAGTATGCCGACCGTCTCGAGGGCAACGCCGAGATGGGGATCTCTGATTCGCCTTCGATACTCGACGGTCACATGGAATCTCTCGAGTTCTCGCTGGCTCCTAACGGGGAATTCACGGTCGCGGCTCGCATGCCCGGGGAGGCTCCTCGGCTGTCCATGTTTTCGTTCTTAGACGCAGGGACCCGAGGTCTCGTCATGCGTCTCGCTCAAGGAGCGCCAGCGGACTAATGTTCATCACGAACGCCAAGAGCTCAAGCCTCGGGTATCTGCCACTCCAGTCTCCGCACTTCGCGCAGGGATTCGGGCGCGACATGAGTCTATCGTTTCGGGAGCACGTCGGAGCAGTGCGAGTGGAGACTCGGAACAAGTGGCCGGATGGGTTTGGCGATTACCAGTACGACATAGACTCCGTCGGTGATATCCACGGCGGGCAGCTCTGGCGGCGCAACCCGAATCCGGCCGGAGGTGCGGCTGCTCGTGAGATCCCTATGTGGAGATTCGCCACTCCATCGATCATCAAGACGCCGGACCCGGAGGATAATATCGACGAGCCGGACTGTGCGAATCCTCTCCGGCAGGGGCTGACGTATCATCCGTGGAAGAATATCGACGACGCAGCGAATCCTTATCTTCTTCTCGACGAGAGGCTCGAGGGGTTCCAGTTCAAAAATCCGAGCTGTGATCCGGCACAAAATGTTTCCGTCTGGAACAACCAGCCGGCGGGCATCGTCGGGATCTCGCTCACCACTAACGCCGAAGACGACCAACAGAATCTTTTTCTGCCGACCGATCCTCGGCTGATCGCGAACACGTCGAGCGATCCGGAGTTTAATTCTCTCGTCTGCGATTGCGAAGGCTTCGAGATCTCGAACCCGATCAACGGTCAGCCCGGGGGCGCGCAGAGGGTCGCGAGGCTGCATACCGGATTCCGAGTCATCGCGTCACCACTGAGGGGAAATTGTGGACTGGACGGTCCGTTCCTCGCTCTGCAAGCAGACTCGGATCCGTGTCGAGAGGTCAACGCCGGCGCTATCGCGTTCCAGAACCAGCCAGGACGGAGTTACACCGCGGGCATGATCGGGTGGGGACAGGAACGGGGGAAGGACTGGCATCCGCCGTTTCATCCCGGGCACGATACCGACGACATGCACAAGCTCGCCACGGATGTCGACGGGAACAACATCAACGTCTTGCATATGTGGGTCGCTGCGAACTTCTTCGAGAGCAAGAAACGAGACGGTCCTCTCGACTTCGGCAAAGACGACTATCCCTACGCGCAGCGCGGATCCACTCCTTGGGAGGTGGATCTCCTCTGGGACAAGCGGCCGCGGCAGGAAGATCATTGCGGGAATCGTCTTTATGGGAAGTGGAGATGGGTCGCGTGGACGAACGAAGACCGGTCCGGTACCGGAGGTCGTCCTGGCTCTGGAGATGTCCTCGAGGTCCAGCAGTCAGTCGACGGTGGAGAGGGTGATGGATCTGGAGGAGATGGCGTCGATCGTATTCCCCGGATCGGTGACGACGACGCAGGCGCACGAGAGCACCTGATCAGCTACGTAGAGAAGGGCTTCCCCGCTTTGCTGGCGCGTCCTCAGTTCTTCGCAGCAGAGGCCGAAGATTACCGCACAAAAATTGACGGGAAGACCTCACAGCAGATCGACTCTCTGAGGTACTTCACCCCTCTGACGGGACGGATCGAGTCGATCGGACTCCAGGACGGTGCGGAGTGGTCGTACAAGACGACGCCCGGAGCCATGACAGGCCGATACCCGTCGGGAGTCGCTGACGGTGGCTTCGTGCTTCAGAGCCCGGACGTCGGCCTCGAGGACTTCGCCCTCGGTACCTACGACTCCACGGCGGACCACGCGACGACGTCTCTCCTGATCGCTCCGGACTTCTCTCGACTGGCTCTCGGCACACCCGATCCGACGAACGCCGAGATCATGTCGGAGGGCTTCGCTCTCGATTATGAGTCGACGACTCCGTCCATGCGTCTCAGGCACTGGAGCGGATCGGCGTGGACGTCACACCTCACGGCCTCGGCTGCCAGAGGGCTCGAGGCAGACGCGAATCTATCGGCGAAAAAGGCTCTCGTCCTGGCGGACGGTGGAGCTCTGACAATATCCGGCGGATCGGTTACGGTGACCGCCTCGTATCATTCCCTAAAGTAAGGACACGACAAATGGCAATCCGCGATCTTACGGACGCGGAGCTTGACGCAGCCATATTCGACGAGGTCTACGGATCAGTGGGCACCGCCGAGGCGTACACGTCGAGTCTCACGCTGGTCGAGGAGGCGATGGGCGGCGGTCTCGGCCTGTACTCATCGGGCGCGCAGCGGTATCGATGGCACACTCTACAGTCTGACGGCACGGCA